CTGCTCTAGAAGTTGTGCAGCCAAATACAATCGCACTGGTAAGAAACATTCCGAAAACACTAAAAATAAGATAGCACTCAAATTGTCCAATCCCGAATATCAGGATACTCGGACTGTATTTCCTAATGGCCATCTTCATCCCAATTACAAACACGGGCGTTATGTTAAACACGATAAAAATTGTCTGATTTGTGACAAACCAACGTTGCGCAATCTAAAACTCTGTTCAGATGACTGTCGTAAAGAATGTGCCAGACGCAATAGAGTAAATTTTCTCAAATCAAACGCTGGTAGCTTTAATTGGATCCGTAAAGGAACGCTCAATTACTTTGAGTCAATGTTTGAACAATGGATCTTAGAACTTGGATATACAAACAATGACTATCTAGCACTGTCATTTACGATTACCAACACTGAACAGCAGACGCATTACATTTTTGATTTTTATTTTCCGCACCTCAAACTGAACATCGAATTAGATGGCTCACACCATCTCAAACCGGACCAGCAACTGCGAGACAGTATAAGAGATGAATATCTACATCGTGTACACGGAATAACTGTAATTCGCATCCCAAGCAAACAGTGGTATTCAAAGTCAGGACGAACAAATATACAAAGCCAGCTCACAAATGGCGCTCTTGATAGGAGTTGAACTACATGATTCCAGTTACGGTTTCTCCACCTTAGGACGGTGAGCCGATACAAGAGCGTGTAACAGTTGTACTTTACAATATAATGACAAAGATATCTCAATGCAACAGTCGTGGTCTCGACATGCAGGATGGTTGCCCTCCCTCGGTTCGAACGAGGAATCTCGCGGTTTCAGAGACCGGGATGTTGCCAGTTACACTAGAGGGCAATATCGGTGGTTGGAGAGCCAGGACTCGAACCTGGATTAACTGAGTCAAAGTCAGCTGGCCTGCCATTAGCCGACTCTCCAAAATCTTTTTCTTTATAAGCTATCTCTGTTGGACAGTCAACGATCCATCAGATCGTTCTTCGTCCATGGGATAGACTCTGTTGTGGCCAACGCCGAAGATATCAGCTCCACCTTCGTGGTCTTTTGCCATCCTGGCTAACGCCTTATCGTCCTTGCTGTTTTTCTTGGCCATGATCAGGCCAGAAAAACTGTTGTCATACAGATCGATTTCCGGGTCAACCGCCTGCAACTCTGTCTGCGCGTCGTTCGGTCTGACCGCGTATACCCTGTTGTCGTCTATGCTCAGGCCGTACACGGACATGGTTGGATCTTGGCTCAGTCGCATCCATTGCTTCCTCGCACCAGTGCTGTGCGAATCCCTGGCTGCTATGCATAGGCCGAGCTTTGAAACCAGGATCTTGTATGTTTCCATCATCAGCCCGCGTCCTTGGTATCGCTTACCGACACCTGCGATCATGACCGTGTATGCGCGTATGTTCCTGAAATGCTGTGCTTTGAACAGGATTTTAGCTGCCATCATCTCGTGATCCCACAGGCTCACTTCGATCTCGTTGAACACGGTCCTGTATCTCAGCTCAAATCCATTCACCTTGATACCGAGGCTGTCCCTGGATTTCTTGGACCCGGTGTTGCGGAAATCAGTGGCTTGGGGATCGTGCTTGCCCATGTAAGATCTCTCCAGCTCAGTGACGGGTTCTTTTATCACCCTGATCTGCTTCGGATCGATAACTATGTACTCTGCAGGGTTGAACGCATCACCACGGAAAATCACCCCATCGTGCTTGTTTTTATCTAGCTTTGTCAATGCTTTGCGCTTGGCATCTCCGAAGCTCAAGCCTTCCTTGCGTCCCGCCTTTATCAGGTCGGTTATGTATAGTGGTTTCAGCATCTTCAGATAAGCAGCTATCACTCTTGGACGGCCTTCTCCGCCGGATTTACGCTTTGACGCGGATGCGTATGTACCAGCCATCAGTGCGCTGGAAGTGAAGTATATACCTGGTATGTCGATGTGCTGCGAAGCCGTGACCCTGTTGATGGGATTGGCATCTGCGCTGAACTGATCGAAGGATCGATTGGTGCCATGGTAGACGACCAACGGCTGTCCTCGTTTGTCCACGACCTTGCTGCCCGCGAACCATCTGGCTAGATCAGGATCTTGGACGGTTTCGTCTGATATGTCTTGGTATCTCATGGAGATATTTACCGCATATCACTCCTGGAGAGATCCTATAGCTCTCGCTTCGTCCCGTAGAAAGGACGCGATCTAACCGTTGATATACGAGGAGCAAAAGATGGCGGGCCCGGGAAGATTCTAACTTCCATCTCTGAGAGTTCACCTCAGCGATCTAACCGTTGATCAACAGGGCCCGTGAAGTTGGTGCCTGCGACTGGATTCGAACCAGCACTACCGAGCGTCTGAGACTCGTGACTCCTTCCGGTTGGTCTACGCAGGCGATATCATAGGTCTTACGGTGAGCATCACACCTGCCTCTGTTTGTGTCTTGATATGGAGCCGGACGGCGGAGTTAACCGCAACGTGCGCACGCCGAGATGTCCTCGAGGATCTCCGTCCGGCATAAAATGGTGCATCCCAGGAGATTCGAACTCCTACTGTACGGCATCTCGGACCGTCGCCTCTACCAGTTGGGCTAGGGATGCATTGATTGGTAGGCGAGGAGAATTTTGAAATCTCGACCTGCCGGATGTAAACCGGATGCGCTGCCTCTGCGCCACTCGCCCTTTGTGTGCTTGGTGCCCGCCGTCGGATTCGAACCGACAACATTTGGTTTCTAAGACCAACTCCTCTACCAGTTGGGATAGACGGGCGTCATGATTTGGTACCCGAGGACGGGACCGCTCTCTTACATATTTTATTATCTTGTTTACGAGTCTGGCTTAATACTATAAATGATAGTGGCAACTTTGAAGTTATGACTTTCAAAAAAAACTCGAGTTTGAATACAAACTATCTCGCTATAGCAATATTTATTCGGAGATGATTATGAAGAAATATCCTTTTACAAAAACATGTAAACAATGCAACGCTGTATTTGTAATTAACCGTGCATCAAAACGTAATAAACAGTTTTGTTGTTCTGACTGCTTCTATGATAATAAAAGATTTATCATTAGAGAAACTAACTGCATTAGTTGCGGAAAAACTCTAATCAACGAGCAACTTAAATTTTGCTCACATGCTTGTTCGGCAAAGTATCACAATGCAAGGCGAGGGCCTGTATCAGAAATACAGAAAGACAAAATCAGAAAATCTATTATATCACATTATATGAATAATACTGTTGAAAAACAAAAAATCATATGTGAATGTGTGATATGTAAAGTTCTATTTGAAACTACAAAAACACGAATGACATGTTCGCCTCAATGTTATGCTACATTGGCAAGGCAAAATTCTAGAAATAATCCAAAATGTGGCGGACAAAAACATACACACCGCATCCGAGTGAAAAATATCCAACAGACAGAATTTACACTTGAAAGTAGTTATGAGTTGACTCTTGCAAACGATCTTAACAATCATCAGGTATTATGGATTAGACCATCTTTTTTCTGGTATATTGATCAAGATAATCGGAGGAGGCGATATTATCCAGATTTTTATTTGCCCGAATACAATACTTATCTTGATCCAAAAAACGATTACCTCATTCAAGTAGATTCAGAAAAGGTTTATCGAACATCAACACAAAATAATGTCCAGATTTTTATACTCAATAAAGATCAACTTTCTTGGGAAAAGATTCAAAAAATGGTAGATCCACGGTGAATCGAACACCGTCAATCGCGCCGTGTAAAGGCACTGCCGTCCCATCTGGCCCTGGATCCATAAAATAATGGTACCTGCTATAAGGATCGAACTTATCTAGATCTGCATGTCGAGCAGATGCCATCTCCAGATGGCTAAGCAGGCGTTTTTATAGAACTTATTAGTAATATAGATAATAATGTACAAATGAGCAACTTAGTATCTAAAAAGAAGCATGCTGTTATCAAACTATGTAAGCAAATCTTAAAAATTGATGTCGACATCTACGAACATCATGTTGATCAACTAAAATCTATCATACAACATCATATCGACAACGGATTATCGCCAACTGATATAAAAAAGCATTATGATATTGAATACACTGATTTTGGTATGTTCATCAAGAAATGCTTGAACATGCAGATAAAATCTGTAAAAGACGGTGTAAACAACTACATGCTGAACAGTGGTAGAGCAATCACAGAGGAAAAGGCACTATATTGGACTAACTGTAAGTTTAAGTTTGATCCGTTTTTGGAAACTCGTCTTTTAGGGTACGATCTATTGCTCAAACATGGTATCTATCATCCAACTAAAAATACAGCCGGAATGCACAGAGACCATATGGTCTCTGTGCTATATGGATGGGACAACAGAATATCACCAGATATCATTTCGCACCCAGCTAACTGTTGCATCATGAGCCCGTCTGATAATAGCCGAAAAAGCTCGGGTTGCTCAATGTCATATGAGCAATTGATTGATCGTATATCAACGTGGAATGATTACGAAAATATTACTTTTGCTGGAATGTTTATTCCGCATGATCAACGTAAACATCTACCAAAATCAGAATCACATAAAGCAAAGATATCTGAATCCAATAAGATGCTAAGAAACTACACCGACGGTAAAAGAAACATCAGACAGCATAAAGATCTTCCTGTACCTACAGGATTTCGTAGAGGAATGACTAAAACTTGTAAACAAGTGTCATCTAACAAGTATACTATTGAAAAATGGTGCCCTGAGTCGGAGTCGAACCGACAAGCTGATTAGGCGGTAGGGTTTGAGCCTACTGAGTTTACCTGTTTCTCCATCAGGGCTTGTTGTTTTCTTTTCGTTTCAGCTTTCGTCGATTCTTGGCGAAGATACCCCGAGGATCCGTTATATATTCTGCTTGATCTCGGTCGATACCTGCCGTGCCGTGCGAAGCTGCGCGGATCGTCATCGCTTTGGTCTCGATTATGTCTTTCAGCTTCATGCGAGTATTTATGCACGATTTGGGGACGTTGCCGGGAATCGAACCCGGACCTTTCCTTTGACCGAGGATGAATTGCATTGCTGAACGTATCCCATGCGGGATAACCTTCTTAACGTGCTGATCCATTACACTACAACGGCTTAAAATAGAAAAAGTTTTTCAGCAAGACCGTATATCATCAAGTCGTTGTTGAGTTTTTATGCAACCCTTGCCACCTGTTGCACTCGCAAACCTCTGTGTTACGTACCACATGATTTGCTGCTGAAATATAAAATGGCGCACATGATGGGTTTCGATCCCACTACCTCCGAATTGGTAACGTTATCTCCAAACCAACGGATCTCCCGTTGAGAGGACATTATCGTTTTTTAAACCCCCATGTTTCTGTTTGGGTATGACAGTTAGGGCACAAATATCTTAAATTTTCTAATATGTTATTCTTATTATTTCCATCTATATGATCAATTTGTAATGTAAGTGGCTTACCATTCCATATTGGATCGATACTACATTCTGAACATATATGCGGCGTTACTTTTCTAAAGTAAGAAAACGCAGTCGATCTAGTGTAATTTCCATTTGCAATTGAATTATAAATTCGATACGTTTGTTGGCATAGATTGCTACAGTATTGTTTAGGCTTAGAAATAACAAATATAATTTGTTTGTTGCAGTGTAAACAATTACTTGTAATTCGTTCTAATTTATCTTTACGCTCTCTACGTATATAATACCTAGTGCCTGTTTTATGTGATACTTGGTGAGCATTTAATGCTTTAACATTTTTAAATTCTTTATTACACGTTGGACACAAGTGCATTATATACCTCCTATAATACACTTATTTATGCTCAATACAGAACCTACAGTAATCTTAGTGGTGCTCCCCCGATTGAGCTACATGTGCAAATATTGGTGCTCGCCATTCTCACAGCATGGTGTTGTGAGTCCGGCAGGACTTGATCTTGGCGACTGTACGCGGAATTGAACCGCGGCGACCTGCTGGACAGGCAAGCGTTCTACCATTAAACTATACAGCCATTTAACTTGGTATCCCCAGGGAGTATCGATCTCCCTCCTCCGCCTTGAAAGGGCAGCGATCTAGCCAGTAATCTATGGGGACATAATCCTAACAAAATCTGTTTACCTTTTCCATCACCTTGCGGAGTATATTCGATGATAGCATCGTGCCGCCCTAACAGGGATTAACCTGTCAGCCTCCCGCTCAACATTTTGGTAAACGCAAAACCTCCCGAAAAACTTTGGTAAACTTGGTGAGAAAGGCAGGACTTGCACCTGCAGGTTGTGATGCTTGCTTTCAGCAACGTTCTGTCCTAGAGCCTTTCGCGCGATACCCTAGACAATAGCTTACCTCACGCACATCATCGCCGGGCACCCCCGGTGCGTCTGCTATTCCGCCACTCTCTCATTTTGAAGCACTGTGCATGGGGTTCGACACCCATTCCAGCTACGCTGGTGCTACATCTTCTCGGCCGATGCAAGCTCTTGGCTGCGCAATATCGCTACCTGACTAAAGCAGTGCGTCCTTCCGCACTGGCACAGATACATGATGTCCCACTGAAAGCGTTATCTGACAGATCACATGAGAACACGATCTTTCCGTCTTTACGGTACGATCACTGGGGCGATAGGAGTCGTTCTCAACATAGGTTGTTCGACCTGATCTATCACCATGGGACACGTCACGCGGCTTCATGCACGACACTGAGACGGAAATATGTTTCCATACCGTTCTTCGGGAGGAGCAAAGGCTCGCCGCCCCGATTAAGTGTCCTATCCTTGACTAGCCAAGCAATCTAGACGCGTGATATCAAAGCTCTATGCACCGGCCCCCTATCCCGCCGTGCATCTGATGCTGCCTGCCACATTCGATCTAGTTCTAGCGTGATACAGCATCTTACCTTGCTGATGGCACAAACTAGCACGCATGCTAGGAAATGCCAGCAGCAACAATGGCTCCTGAGGAGGGGTACGATCCCCCAACCCCCTGATTACTTTTGGACCTTGTGGAGTTGCACCACACTTCCTTTTAGGTCCCACAGTCAGGTGCTCTACCAATTGAGCTACTCAGGAATAAATTTAAAATAGTGGCTCCGGCACCTGGACTCGAACCAGGAACCAACAGATTAACAATCTGCTGCGCTACCATTGCGCTATACCGGAATAAACTTTATCTTTTGTTTCTATTGTCAATGAACACATCGTCTATGCAGCTATAATACTGCAAAATACTAATGTGTCAACTGTTAATTTTTTGGTGGACTATTAGGGAATTTAACCCTACACAACCAACTTCCTCTGTAGGTCTTAATTGATTGAGACATCTGTATAGCCCAAACTGATTTAGCATTCATGCCGTATTATAACGGTATGCAAATATTTTCCTTTATACCATCCTTGATCTAGATAGTCAGCAAGTAAACTTCTATGACATTTTTTATGTCCTACTAATTCGTGAAATATCCACACAGTTCCATATTGTGTGTTTTTTGTGCCTTGTTGATGTCCTATTCTTTTAAATGATTCTTTACGTTTATTATTAGCGGCTGGTGATTGTGCTCTAATATGTAAATCGGCTTGCAATCCAGGGTTTTTAAACGGATTATTTTTACCAGCAAAACTTACCCCTCGAATACGCATAGTTTCGACACCTTTTTTTGCAGCTCGTTGTCGATCTTCGTATGATCTTTTATATGCAATATTTGAATTAACATGTGTCCACCCGCCTATTCCACCGGGTTTGATATTATAGTTGTCTGTTTTCTTAACAAATTCTTCTGTTACAATTTCTGCTTCCTTGGCATACATCTCGTCTTCGCTGTCGACAAAATATAATATTTCTTTTTTGAAATTTTCTTTGCCGTATTTTTTGATAGCATTTGCAACAAGTTTGCTAGAACCCATATATTCATCATCCAAGTTGTATGTTTGGTGGACGCCGATATAGATTTTGCCATTGACAATATTCGTTATTTTATAAATTGTGTAGTACATGTTGTAATCCTATAAATAGAGTTTAGAGGACAGGGTTGTGTAATCCCAGCCTTGACATTGAATTGCGGCCAATGTCTTACTCTATTTATACTTCATTTTATAGCTGATCGCCGGAGAATTGAACTCCGCAAGCCGGAAGGTCCACTGTGGGCTTTAATCCAGCTGAAGCCTTTGCGACCCAGATCGTGGAGCGGATGATGGGACTCGAACCCACGATGTCTTTCGACTCTGCCTTGGCAAGGCAGCGCAATAGCCGCTATGCGACATCCGCGTCATATGTCATATTATCTTGCAAGGTATCACGGCATCTTCGTCGATACCGTATACGGTGCACAGCCTGTGATAACCATCTGCTATCACCACCTTACCATTGGTCGCATCTCTCACCAACAGCAACGGACTCATCGCTTGGCCTTTCCTCAGCTTAGCGAGGTTTTTCTTCACGTGCCCGTTGCTGATGCCGAGCAGAGATAGGCCGGATGCGCGGAATATGTCCTTGGCTTTGAACTCGGTCATGCCAGCTTCTTCGAGATCTTCTACCATCGCCCTTGCTGTCTCGTCCTTGTATATGAGATTCAGATAGCTCAGTGCTGCTGGATAGTCGTGCTTCTCTGGTTGCTCCAGCCACTTGATGTCCTTGGCTTTGAGTTCTTTCTTGGATACTGGCATCAGATGTCACCTTTCATTGGTGATGGTATTTAACATTTGGTGAATCCAGGGAGATTCGAACTCCCGACAAGCCGTTTTAGAGACAGCCGTTCTGACCACTGAACTATGGATTCGATATCAACGAGGATCAAGCGTCCTGGTGTAGAGGACGATATGTCCGCATGTTGTGTGAGTATCGCTTGAGATAATCTGGGATGGTCTGCCATCTGTTATCCGCGAGATTGTCGTTCTTCACGTACAAGGTAGGCAGCTTCGTGCCGTGGCTCATCCTTATTTCGAGCGGCGTCGGAGGACGCAGCGACACGCAGTTATAGATGTTCTGTGCCATCGGAGTCATGGTTTTCATCTGCCTGCCATGATAATCGCCCATCTCTGCGTGGGTGATCATCGCATCCCTGGGCCATGCGGCTATGATCTCTCCGCTTGGATCCAAGAAAGCACGCATCTCTTTCTTTATCTCCGTTTCTTTTGGATGGAACAGAGGAACCACGTCCCGGCGGGCGATGGCCTTCAACCGAGCTATGATCTCGTCATCCGCATCTTCAAATAGATCGAGCAATCTCATGGATCTATTTGTCTTGGTAGACCGGGTGGGGATCGAACCCACCAAGAACGGTTTAAAAGACCGCGCCACACACCAGTGAGTGGATGTGATCCACGAAAAATAAATCATGACACGTCGACGTGATCTGACCAGGAATCCCGTGCCCTCACCAGAGTGGCTATACGTTCCTGGTCCTCATATGTCTTTTGCCAGGGATCGTATCCTGTCCCTGAGCTCGTTCTTCGCTACCCTGTAACCGGCGACGAAGATGTTGAACCTGTTCACTGGAGAATCTGCCGCATCCGTCAGCGTGCGCCAGAAATCTTTCTTGTGCAGGTTCTCCTTCAGTGCAGGAGGATCGGCTTCGTTGATGAACTGCGATACGTCCAACAGCGCTTGCTTGTAACCTTCGTCATACGCTTGATGGTCGATCATCGATGCTCCTTTGTCGTTGGCAGCCCCACTGAGATTTGAACTCAGTTCTCCTGCTTGAGGGGCAGGTGTTCTCAACCACTTAAACTATGGGGCCAAATCTTGGTATATCACGGATGATGACCGTCGCCGGTCCTGTTCAGGACATGTTGCCTGCACAGTGCGATCCTAACATATGCGCACCTAACACTGGTTTTCCAGCCGTAACGCACCATCAAGAGACCCACAAGCGGCCCAAATTCTTAAATGCGGTGTCCGATATCGTTGACCTTGAGCGGGTTGACCACATACCGACATCAACTAACCAACGATACTTCTGTTATGCACTTTCCAACTACCCAAGCTTGTTAGCCCCAAGGTTCAACACAGAGTGGACTCTTGCTGAACTGATAGCAGTCCGTGCCCGCAGTTCTATAAATGGTCTCGGTACTCTGATTCGAACAGAGGATCTTCTGGTCCCAAACCAGACGCGATAACCAGGCTTCGCTATACCGAGATGTTATTTCTTTCTAATATTATACTTAGTTCATTATGTATGTCAAGCTTTGCTTTGATTCTATATACGATATATCCTAACGTGTTTAACACAGCATCTCTTGCTGCGTCTTTATCAGGATCATGCCACCGCTCTCCGTCAATCTCTATCAATAAATTGGTATCTACAATCCAAAAATCTGGATAATATTTTCCAATCTTTTTATTGTACTCGTATTTTATTTCACGAGAATCTAAATATTCTGCTGCAACTCTTTCTGGATATGTCCACTTTTTTCTGTTCTTTGCTAATCTTCTATTAGGATGAGTCTCAGGATGTTCTTGGTATAGTTTCTTTCGCCATTCAGATTTAGCTTTCCGGCGCTCAGAAGTCCATTCCCACGGAGGTGCATTACCTTTCATCGCGTTTGATACTGAGATAGAGTTAGCAGCTACACGCGAATCTGTTTCTTTTGTTAGACCTTTGTTCCATGCAACACGTTCGCCAGATTTATATCCATGGTTTGGATCAAAATCAACTCCTCTGATTTTTTTTAGAGGTTTAGGTTTGCCGCACGCATCTACATGTCGAGTATAGTTGCTTTTGGATATATTTTTTCCGCATTTTTCGCAAGGTACATGAGTTCTAGTTGTCATGCTTATATTTATGCATAGAGCAGGCGCTCTACCAAGCTGAGCTACTCCCCGTTATTGATATTATACGCAGCTATCGCGCGATGTCAATCGTTTCATCACACCGCGTCTGGATATTTCTTCTTGAGCTCTTCCAGCAAACGCTTTTCATCACCTGCCTTCTTCAGCATGCGCTTGAGGGCTTTTTCTTCTGCCGCTGCTTTACGCTTGGCAGCCTCTTGCTCTTGCCGGATACGCTCTTCCTGCAACCATCCCTTGATGCTGGTGATGCGGTCGACAGCTGATATGGGATCTTTTTCGATGAGCAATATGTTGCAATAGTTGTATTTGCGCGATATCTGATATAAATTGTCTTTCAGCAATTTATAGTCTTCCTCACTGATCTCTTCCCAATCTGTGACACCTTGGCGGATGATCTGATGGCTTGGACCGTCATCATAGCCACCGCTATATGAATCTTCTATGATAAAGAGCCTTACCTGTCTCATCTCATTTGCTTCCTTGTTATCGCGCGATGGTCAGGATGGCCGGTTCCGCCCCGGCGGCCGCTTCTTTCCGAGAGAAGCAATCTACTAGCTGATATACACCCTGTTATTCTGGTCTAAGGGATGGGACTCGAACCCATGGTGTGGTATACCAGTATCCAAGACTGGTTGCATCGCCGCTAGCAGACCCTTAGTGATTCTCAAGCAACAGGCTCCGTTGCGATATCTCGCGATACGACTGCCGAGTTGGTCCTGTTGCTAATGTTGGTAGCGGGAGTTCGGTCCGACCGAACGTTGTATAGCTTATGAGACTATCGCTGGGCTCTCCAGTCTATCCCGCAACAATTTTTCATTTTTTAAGGTAATAGGCACGTATATGATCATACCTATTTTTGGTTAAGTTGTATTTTTTCATTATTTCTTTGGGTTTTAAACCACGATCATGATCATTTTTAATTGCTAATAGATCAAGTTGTTTATCTAGTTTTCGAACTTGATCGGATTTTTTACGTCTATTATCTGGATTTTGATAATAGTCCCGCATAGCTTGCGATTTAGACCTGATAGTTTTAGATGTATTATTTCTGTTTTCTGCCAGCTTGGTTGCCTCTTCAAGAGTTTTTCCACTTGCAAGATGGCTTCTTATTGATATTTTTATTCTGGTTTTTTCGCTAACAGGTCTACCCTCGTTTGATTTGGATATTTTCTTTCGCATTTCTTCGGATATTTGTTTCCCGGGTCTACCCATTTTTTTCCGGGATTCTTCTGTGTGTTTTCTACCCTTGAAGTGAGGTCCGCCTTCGCCTCCAACACCAAGATTGTAGACATCTTTCCGTTTAACAAATTCTTCCGTAATTAACTCTTTTTCTTTATTATTCATTTCTTCTTCTGTGTCAAAAACAAATAATATCTCTTTTACAAAGTTTTCTTTTCCATGTTTAGCAATAGCTTTCAGTAAAGCTATGCCGCTACCAAAGTAATTGTCGTTTATATTTTGGGTTTGGTGTTTGCCTATATAAATCTTTTTATTGATTAAATTGGTGATTTGATAAATTGTGTATTTCATACAGTTATTTATCAATTCAGTGATATACCACCTGTTATTTCTTCTTCCCGCATCAAATTTATATCCTTCTTTCGAACATGCTCACGATCTTTTGCATATTCTTGTGCAGTATTATGACCCCCATCGTGGCCGATGACAGCCATGACCCTGTGAGTAACTGCATCAAAACTTACGGAAGATTCGAAGTATATAGATACATTCGCCATGAGAGATCATCGCGTCAATCATCAAGATCTAGCCTTCCTGCTTGCCCTGTTTTCCGGCGTCTCGGATCACGTTAGCAATGAACTTCATTTCTTGAACAGCGTACCTGCCATCATATGCCCGACTATCGCGTCAAACGGTTCGTTGAAGCATATCTGTAGGTTGTATCGGTTGACCTTCGCCGTGTTCACCAAGCTGTGTATCTTCTGCGTGTTCAGTAGGCAAGGATTGCCATCGACAAATCTCGCCGTCGCTATGGGTTCTGCCGAATCGTTCGATTCCCAGTAGTATGTCGGGGGATAGTCGTCTTTTGGTGCCAGCGGTATGCTTATTACCGCGTTCCTGTGGTTATTGTCATCCACGTGCCTCGGCACGGCTTTACCTGGGCGATGCAGCAATATCACCGGATAGTGAGGCAACGCCACGCTATCAAAGAGCTCTTTCACTGACGGCCCTGTGTCCGCGAACAGCGTCGGCATCGATCTAGGCCTGAGGAAGTTGTTGTTATCGGTCTTGTCGGTGTAGTGGCTGCGGTATTCTTCGAATCCGCCTTGGTATCGCTCGGCTATCGCTAACACCGAATCTCTCGCTGCCCGATCGAGCAGCTCTGTCTCAAACTGGTAGAAATATGGTAACATGATCACTATTGTAAGTAAGCACGACCGAGTATGCAAATTACGACATCTCGTAGGTGATATGGAGCACCTGACAGGAGTTGAACCTGCATGATATATTTGGTATCCCTAATTGGATTCGCACCAATAATTCAACTTTCGTAGAGTTGTGTGATATCTGGTTTCACTAAGAGATTTATTTTTACGTAATGATCTATTTCTTCCAGCCCAATTACTTGTTTGCGTATGGCAGTTTGGGCATAACAGTTGCAAATTATCAAGCCTACTATCAGTATGTTTTCCGTTTTTATGATGTAATTGCAACACTATTGGTTTATTATTATACGTATCGGTTATTCCGCAATCTTCACAACGATAATCTTTTAATTTAGCGGACAAAATCCTATCTTTTACATATTTTGATGAGTATTCACAGCCGTCTGTCAACAATTGATCGATTTCTACAAACGGTTTAGCCTTTCGTCTTAACCTATACTCTTCAGATTTCCATTTTTCTCGTATTTTTTTGTTTGTGATTTTCTGATAATGGACGTCCAGTAAGGGTCTCACTTACTTTCTTGTTTATTTCGGCGCGAGCTGCTTTAGTAGCAAAAGATCTAGCACACTTATTACAACAAAATCTACCAGATCCGTATTTTCCGTCGTGATGCACACCGCATGTTTCACAATTCATTTGAACCTCCTATTTTTCTTATTTATGCAGGTTCAGTGGTATATAGATATTTATTTCGCTCCGTTCGTAGCGTAGCGGAGAGGGATACAGGTGCATTTATCAGACCAGCGTTCAATTGGATGAACGCTGGGATAGCATCTTGGTGGACGTGCAGTGAGTCGAACACTGTAGGGGATCAGCCTGTCACCGTAGCTTTATAGCAATCCAGCCAGCCCGTAAATGGTGGACCGTGTGGGAATTGAACCCACATGCATCACGCCCGAGAAAATGGTGCCGGCTGTTGGTGCTGCCCCAACTCCTAGAGATTTTCAGTCTCCCGCAATCACTGGATCTGCCAAACCGGCTTCTAGTCTTGGTTGACAGCCCCTACCCGTATCCGCTGTCAACGATGGCCTTGCGAACCAAAGCCTTATCCAACTTGTGTGATGGTCCTAGGCAGAGGTACCTCCCCTCTCTCGCACAGCCTTATGAGGACCGGCGGATCATTGATCGGCCTAGGACATGAAAGGGCGCATGTGACTTTTCCATCTTAGGTTATCCTGCGTCCGGATCGCAGGCACTGCCGATGGCTCTATCGCACACTTGGCCAAGCCCATGACCTGTTAGAACTGTGCATTCAGAGTGCACCTCTTTCCAGATTCTATGTCTCATGCCCTAAACTGTTGTCGGTCATCGGCTCGACTATACCCGCTTATAGAGGACCGATCATGAAAAATCGGTCAATGTATCAACTGATAACTGATACTGGTATAGTTCTGAGATGATGCTGCCATGGCCACATGAAGTTCAGATTCTTCATCGTGATTCTATGGCAATATATTGGTCAGGTGGTCGGGACTTGCACCCTGAACTTCGATTCCACAGATCGACGTGATTCTACTTTCACCAATCCCCTGATTGTGTTTCATCCTATCATATTCATCTACAATTTTAACTAACTCGTTGTATGATAAAGATGACCTTGTTTTCTTTTTATTATTCCGTATATGTGGCATTAACTCGCAGTTACAAGGATGGCTAATATAATACGGGTCGTAACCGTATCTTTTAGAGTCGCTAACCGATACTCTATGGTCTCTAGACAGTCCGTCAAGGTTTTTATCCCCACCTCGTTTTCCACCAAACGCTACCCATCCTATCTTCTGCAATTCTGTAATATCAAACAAATCTGGATAGTCAAATACATTAAACCTAAATGAATACGCATCTTTGCCATTATTCCATTTTAAATGGAGACAGTTTTTACACACCCGTTTTTTATTTGATGCCGGTGTAATAAATTGTTGTTTACAAAACTTACAAGTTTTTGTTGATATTTTGCTAAATGGACCATCGCATATTAGTTTTTTTGATAGCTTTTTCCGTATTTTCTCTCTACTGTCAATGGGCATAGTCCATCCATTAGCTGCTCGTTTTCTGTTTGTATTTTTAGCAGAGCATCTGTGTGAACAAAAACTATTTCTGCGATTTTCGAATGAAATAGTAGAACTACATTCGGTGCACAAAATCGGATTTTCATAATATGTATTTTTAATTTGCTGATGTTTTATTTTCAATGCGTCGATTGCCGCCTGGCTACCTCCACCTTTTTTCCCACCAGACTTGGCGTCGAGAACGAGTTGTGGATCTCTTGACGATCCGTATATTCGTTCATAATCCCGGACACTTATTCCGTGTGTTTTGAGATGTATGCCAGATATTTGACCGTTAAAATCTTTATGACATATAGCACATATTATTATCTTATACATAAGTATATTTATCAAATAACCTTGGTGTTCGATAAGCATTCGTTACCCCACACATCGACTCGTTTGATCCTTGGATCCGCGGTCAATATGACCATCTCCGCTTTTTAGCAATACATGCGGATGGAGCTCTAAGGTAGATCGCATGCCTTGACCCTTCCTCTTCTGGGAACTTCCTGGTTAACAGGCAGGATTCTAAGGCTTGTTGATGGTCTTGATCAATCTAACACCACGCTCTCTGGAGCACGATGTATGATGATTCTAAGACCGTAGGTCTGATCGATCATTGATACATATCTATGATCCTAGACCTTGTTTGGTTGGCCAGGATGGAATCGAACCATCGTCGGAGGTTTATCGGACCTCTGCTCTACCATTGAGCTACAAGCCATCATTGGTTTGGCAGGCACGGATGTCTAACCGTCTGCTATCAGCTTGTGTTACATACCGATAATCAACGAAAAAATACAAAATGTTCCACTACTATTGAGAAGCTAATGGACGATATATCTGCATTTGATGCATTATATCCAAAATGGCACAAGTGACAGGATTCGAACCCGTTCAGGCATAAAGCTCACTGGTTTTGGAGACCAGCCCGTCTCTCCAACTACGGCGCACTTGCATAAACAATATCTAATGCATCAAAATCCAGTGATATCGCGATACCCGCGACCAAGACTTGTTATCAGCATCCTTGGTATTTTCTTACACTGGATCAAATCGTTGGTGGAGGGCTTTGGAGTTGAACCAAACAGTTTGTATTGCCGTAAACATCCATACCTGGATGATGCCCGCACCACGCGAGCAAGCCCTCCGTAAACTTTGGTGGACCATACGAGAGTCGCGCTCGTCTGGCTGGCTCCTTGCAAGGGAACCCCGGGTACCTCGCCCATGGCCCATGTTCTCTAGTAATCATCTCTGGTAGGGGAGGTGTGATTCGAACACACTCACCATAAAGGAACGGATTTTTCTTGGATCTAGCCGTATCGCACGGCAATGTCGGATATATTCTATCCAAATGCATTCTACGCTCGATCCCACAGTCCGCCGCTGCTCTCCAACTCAGCCGCTCCCCCACGAGACATGATTCCCATGCTCGGGGATGCCATGCTTACATAACACGGCATCCCCTCATCATTTCATCTGAGGCTAGGCATCGTCGTGTCTTTTCGCTGGCAAGTTTCCTTGCTTCCCGAGCTGACTTCGACACTTGGCTTACCTAGCCTCGTCGTTTCCTTATTCAATTGTCAAAGATCGGGACAGGTCTTACCCTAGTCCCTGACGATGACCTGGGTCACCGTCGATTCCTTCTTCTTGTCACGTGCTTTGAGGTTCTTCCTCAGCGCCTTCGCGACAAGCTCTTTTTCCTTCTCTGCATCATGTGCAAGGCATGCTGCATACAGCTTCTTCAACAGCTTTGGCCACTTCATGGTCTATCTCCTCATCCATGGTCTAAGAAAAACCCCGGTAAAGCTTTTTAGCTTTCCGGGGTCCTACCTTCTAAGTGATGCACTTTTACATCACCAGGTGGACCCCTTCGCGGGAAGGTTGATATCCCAGCGGCTAAATTGCAGTTCGGTATGATATTTCGCAGCCATTTGTGAACTCAGTATCCTTTGTTTGTGTATGTATTTATACACGATATATTTAACCTGTCAACCACCAAACTGCGATCTAAGCATGTTTTTTTGCATCGTTTGCAGCGTGGCATCGTTGTTGGTGTTATAAGCGCGTTGAAATGCTGTGTCAACGATTATTTTCTGGTATGACCACATCTTTCATTATGGTCTCGACGGCAGGTTCGCCACCTAGTATCGTGCGCACGGGCATCTTCCATCTCTCCAGCAGATCGCTGACTTTTTGGTCGTATACAAGTGCTTCTTCTTCGTCTTTCTGGTTGCGACCAACCGGATTGTATTTCCACTGGCGTTGCAGGAGGAAGTTGCGGTTCGAGTACGTGCCGAAGACCTCCATGACCAGATCAGGAAATGACTGGCCGAGGGTACCTTCTCGCAGATACACCAGCCCAAGCGGGATCGGACTGTCGGTTATCACCCAATCGATTCCGTGCCCGATGAGCCTGGATATCCTTCGATGCTGCTTGGCGAAGATGTAGATCTGATCGTCTAGGAGATCGTATCTCTTTTCCCATACAGCGTCCTTGGCGTATTCCGTCACTAGCTCGACATTCAGCCCCATCTTCTTCATCTCGAAGAAGAGACCGGCTGCCGTGGTGCTCTTGCCCGTCCCTGGGCCTCCGAATATGTTGATGACCTTCAGTGTCATGCTCAGCTCCTCACCCTGCGTGCAAGCTCTTGCGAGATGCTATGTGCCAGGTCGGCATCAAATCCGGTGCTGCCTTCCTTGAGGCTGTCGAGATTGTTCAGCGCCCAGATGTAATAGTCGCTCGGGACTTTCTCTAGCGGAACGCCCTTGTGCTTGCCGAAAGGCCAGTTCTTCACGGCGATCGGACTCCAGCAGATTTCGCTCAGCTGCCGTCCCATGTCCTTGCTAGGATCGACCTTACCGGTCTCCAGTGCATAATCCACCAACAGCTCATACAGCGACGCACATACTATAGTGTCATCGGTCGCGCGATGCACGCCCATGCCATCTGGTACCGGGAGATCCAGCTTGTATCGCAGATAAGATAGGTTGTATTGCATGTTCGGGAAATCGAAATCCAGCAGATGCTTGGCTAGCCTGAACGTGCAGATCCATCTCGTCTGGTCCAGCGCCATCTCTGCGTCACGTTCTGACCCTGCTTCCAGCCATGCCTTGGCCAGCACGGTCTGGTCATAGGTCGCATTGTGTGCCACCCAGAAGACGCCTTCGTCCCAGCGCAGCAATGACTTGACCCGATCAGCGGATTCCGCGAACAGCGGCTTGCCTGCTATCATCCGAGAGCTGATGTTGTTCTTCGCAGAAGCTTCTGGCGGGATGCCATCCCGGGCTCCTAGCAGGAACCCTGCTGCCTTCCAGTGGCCATCGGCATACGATGCGCCAGCCACTTCGACTATCTCTGCTTCCTCTGGGATCATGTGCGTGGTTTCGGTGTCAAGCACCACGGATCTTGCTAATAGGGTTTCTTTGCTCATGGCATCACTATAAGCGTGTCAGTTTGAGTATGCAAGTCTAGCGTAGAAATAGCTGTCGCGATTCTTGAGATTTTGCACGTTCATCCAGTATGTCTGGCCAGGATATGCCCAGGTGTTGATGTCGCTGGGCTCGTGCGCCTGTCCGTCGAGATCTATGCTCCAGAACCCCCATTTGATACCGGATAGCTGCAATATCACCGATGATTGCACGGAGTTCGGGCTAGCGGTGATGCTAGGCCCGGCGGGCTCTCGGCTGGGCCATGCCCTGACCCCGCTGATGAACGCAGAGATGAAGGGAGTGTTGTCTGCCATCGATATGATCAGCTGCTGCCCTGCTGCCAGTTTCCACGGAAAGCATAAGGTCTGACCAGCAGGACTGACGTAGGTGTTCTGCGGATTGAACTCTGTGACGATGCTTGCCCCTTCGGGCAAGCCGCCTGTGTAATAGGATGCCATGGACACTATTTATCTGGCAAAATACCTTGCAACGAGTTTTAAAAAGACTCCAATGTGGTAGCTAACGCTACGTACTAAATACGACAAGCAAACAAAACTGGCATAAAAACATGAGCATTTATACCTATCCTGTATACGGAGCACAAGGACTTCAAGGGCCCACAGGCGCGTCGGGGCCCACAGGCGCATCAGGTCCCACAGGTCCTATTGGACCGACCGGTCCGACTGGATACACAGGTCCTATTGGACCAACCGGATATACAGGATACACAGGTCCTATTGGACCAACCGGATATACAGGATATACTGGGCCAACAGGTTACACAGGTCCTACTGGCGTAACCGGTCCTACTTCAACGGTTGCTGGGCCAACAGGTTACACAGGTCCTACTGGATCTGCGTCAACGATCACTGGACCAACGGGCTACACCGGTTATACCGGGCCAACTGGATATACAGGCCCAACAGGTGCAGACAGCACTGTTGCTGGCCCGACAGGTCCTACCGGTCCAACTGGATATACTGGTCCTGTGTCGACGGTCGCCGGGCCGACGGGCTACACCGGGCCAACAGGTCCTACTGGATCTGCGTCAACGATCACTGGGCCAACTGGGAACATTGGTTCTACTGGGCCAACTGGGAACATTGGTTCTACTGGGCCTGCTGGACCTGCATCGGTTGTGACCGGGCCAACTGGATATACCGGACCAGGTCTCACAGGTCCTACGGGTGCAGATAGTACCGTTGCTGGTCCTACTGGTGTCACAGGTCCTACGGGTCCCCAGGGCATACAAGGTAATATCGGTACTACCGGTCATACTGGTCCAGTGGGTCCTACTGGTGTAACCGGTCCGACTGGGGCCACAGGGGCAGTCGGACCCCAAGGCATACAAGGTAACCAAGGTATCACAGGTCCTACAGGAGCCCAAGGCATACAAGGTAACCAAGGTATCACAGGTCCTACGGGAGCCCAGGGCATACAAGGTAATCTTGGGCCCACGGGTGCGCAAGGCCCAACTGGCAGCGCTGCAAATCTCGGTAACATTGCCATAACCGACCAAGTGATATCCGGCACAGACGTCAATGGTAACATAACCATAAGCCCTAATGGGTCCGGTTCTCTGTTGGTACCTCAGGTGTTTGGCACCAAGGCGATGTTCAACACACAAGTAGATATTGGGCTACCTCCGGTGTCCGGTTTCATCAACACGCTGATACAAGGGACTGCTAACGTAGCTAACTATTCTCAGTTCAACAACCAGAATCTCAGCAACAGCAACGCAGCTA